CAATGGCATTCTAGATGCAGATCTATTCAACTACAATGCATTCTCATTGGAAAATGTTCAAATCAAATATGTTTCCGCTTCTAATTTGGCAGATACAACACAACTTATTAGCTGGAGCTATGTCCGCTCAGGAAGTGTTCAACAAAATACCTCCTCTTACACAAGAGCACTTTCAGTTACAGATTTCACAGATCCAACCACAAGACTTCTTGGCAAATACACTGTTTGTATGCAAGGTGGATTTGATGGCGTAAGAATCTTCAATGAAGATACAAATGAATTAACAAATCAAGCAGTTGTTGAAGAAATGTCTAAGGCAGATCGTGGAACAACAAATGGTCCAACAGTCTCTGCTTACAATACAACATTAGACATCATTTCAGATGCAACAGAAGTTGATATTCAATTGTTAACAATTCCTGGTCTTCGTCATCCAATTATTACTGATAGAGCATTGCAAGTTGTTGAAGCAAGATTCGATTCTCTATTGCTAATGGATGTTCAAGAATATGACATCAATGCAACACTTGTTACATCAAGTCAACAAGACGTATCAGTAAGATACACAGCAAATTCATTTAGAGATAGAGGATTGAATTCATCTTTCGGAGCAGCGTATTTCCCAGACGTTATGATGAGAGATGAATATAATGATGTAGTTCGTCAAGTTCCTCCTACAGTAGTTGTTCTAGGAGCCTTCGGTAAAAATGATTCAGTTAGTTATCCATGGTTTGCACCAGCAGGTTTCACAAGAGGTGCGCTTGATACAACAAATGAATCTTCATTGATGCTCACAAGAGAAAATCTAGATGATCTATACTCAGAAAGAATCAATCCTCTTACAGCATTCCCAGGCAGCGATGGAGTAGTAGTTTGGGGTCAAAAGACTGTTCTAAATTCACAATCTGCTCTTGAAAGAGTAAACGTTAGAAGACTCTTAATTGATCTTCGTCGTCAAGTCAAGAGAATTGCCAATAGAATAGTTTTCGAGCAAGGAAAAGCTGAAACACTTGCAAGATTCTCAAATCTCGTAACTCCAATCCTTAAGAGAGTTCAAGATCAAAATGGTGTTGATCGTTATTTGGTCAAAATTGATACAAGCACAACAACACAAGCAGATTTCGAAAACAAGACAATTCGTGGTAAGATCTACATTCAACCAACACGTACACTTGAATTCCTTTCTGTAGATTTCGTTATTACAAACCCAGGAACAATCTGAAATTTAGAAAGTAGGTAATAAAATGCAAATAACAGTTAAAGAATTAAAAGAAATGATCTCAGAAGCCGTGAAAGAATGTTATCACGATATGGAACATGGTCATGAAATGCATCATGACCACAAGCCAGAAGAAGAAGAAGGTCTTGTCCTTGTATTACCAATGCAAGAGAAAAAAGAAAAATGGATGCAAGCTGCTGTTAAGAAAAAAGGAGCTTTATCAAAAGAACTAGGAGTACCAGAAGAAAAAAATCTTTCCATGGTAGAACTAGAAAAGAAAAAAGCTGCTCTACAGAAAAAAGCAAAAGGTGATAAAAAACTTTCTGCTCATGATTTGAAATTATTACAAAGAATTAACTTTGCAATAACAGCTAAAAAAACAGCAGCAAAAAAGAAGAAAAAAACTGTTAAAGAAGCAATTGCCGGTGTTGAAGAAAAACTAAAACCAGCACAAGTTTCTTTACACAGAAATGTTTCTCCAGAAGAAGCACCAAGACAATCTGCTGTTGCAGAATCAATGAAAGAAAAAATTAGAGAAATGGTAAAAGAAATTTTATCAAATTCAATCTGATAATAATATTTAATTAAGAAATAAGGGAACAATACTATGGCAGAGACATTATCAGTAACAGACATGTTACCAACCAAGTTTGAACCATTGCAAAAACGTAGATTCGTATTTGCAATTGAAGGTATCGATTCATTTTTAGTAAAATCAGGCAAGCGTCCTTCCACTTCAACTTCAACAATTGAAGTACCATGGATTAATAGTACACGTTACTTAGCCGGAAAAACAAAATTTGAAACTATCGATGTATCATTGCATGATCCAATTGCTCCATCCGGCGCACAACAAGTAATGGAATGGGTTCGTTCTTGTTTTGAAAGCGTTTCTGGTAGAGGCGGTTATGCAGATTTCTATAAACGTGATATTCAAATCAAAATGCTAGATCCAGTTGGTACAGTAGTCCAACTTTGGGATATTAAAGGTGCATTTGTAGAAAAAGCAACTTTCAGCGATCTAGATTATTCTAGCGATGGCGATATGACTGAAATTCAACTTACTTTAAAATACGATAACGCAGTACTTCAATACTGATCTGAAATACTCAATTTGCATTTTAATAAGCCGCTTAATCATAAGCGGCTTATTTTTTTATACATTTTAATAATACATATTTTATTTCCCTATAATACTAAACATGAATAGGAGAAATGAAAATATATGTCTGAAAATGACAATCGAGAATTAAGAAATTCAATCTTTTCTGCACAGCAAGCAGCTATGTCTGCTAATAATGGAGGAGTACCTGTAGTCTCTAAAGAAGAATATGCCAAAAGAGAACTTGGTATAGAAATTCCAGTTGATGCTGTTCCACTTCCGTCAGCCGGTAAAGTATATGGAATTGAACATCCATTACATAATGCTTCTCAAATAGAATATAGAGCAATGACAGCAAGAGATGAAGATATTCTTATGTCTCGTGCTCTTATTAAAAAAGGCACTGTTATTTCAGAACTTATTAAAGCCTGTTTAATTAACCCATCAATTGACGTTGGTTCTTTATTAACTGGTGATAGAAATGCACTCATGATCGCAGTTAGAATCTCTGGTTATGGTAGGGAGTATGCTGCTAACTGGAATTGCACAAGTTGTGAATTTAAAAATGAAATTGAATTTGACTTGACACAATTGCCAATTAAACCACTATCACTTGAACCAGCCAATGCGGGTGAAAATCTTTTTAGATTTAAATTACCAGTATCAAATAAAACAGTTGGTTTTAAATTCTTAACTGGTAAAGAAGAAGAAGAAATCGCTCAACAAATGGAGATGAGAAAGAAAAAAGGCATTGTTACAGAAAACGTTGTAACAACTAGACTTCTTAATTCAATTGTAGAAATCGATGGTAATCGTGAAAGAGGTTTGATTTCAAAACTTGTTAATTACATGCCAGCAAGAGATTCATTAGAACTTAGAAAATACATTGAAGATCATGAACCTGGAGTAAACATGACTGTTACCTTTAACTGTAGGAATTGCGATCATACAGAGGAGGGTGCCCTTCCAATGGGTTCGACGTTTTTTTGGCCTAACTCCAGAAAGTAAAGAACAAGTTTTATTAGAACCTTTTTTCTTGCTTGGTTATTATTTTGGTATGACATGGGAAGATTATTACAATTTTCCAGTTTCATATAAAAGATGGCTAATAGAAAGAATCAAAAAAGAAATTGAAAAAGGTAAAGATAACGGTAATGAATTGACTAAAGGTACTCATCATAATGATCCACAAACAAGAGCACTTTTAGGAAGAGCAAGACCAGAAGCTCCTGCAAGATTAAGAAGGTTCACATGAAAAAAGCCCAGAGTGATCTGGGCTTTTTCTTTATATGTTTTATTTTTTTCAGAGCAAATTTAGTTTGTCTAGTGCTAGATACGCACAATCAACTCCACGAGTTTTACAGCTCTTTAAAAGCTCTCTAAAGGCTTTTAAACTAATCTCATATGGAGTTAGGTACTCTTGCTCGTCTAATTCAATATCGCCTGTTTTAGCACAATCTGTGGCGGCAAAGAAATGAATTCGACCTTCTGCATATGGAGAATATGTTTTACTACCTAAATAAACAACATCTCCAGCAGAATATCCTGTTTCTTCTTTTAGTTCTCTGTGTGCAGCTTGTTCTTTAGATTCACCTTCATCTATTCTTCCGCCAGGCAATTCTATTTCTTCTTTATCTGCTCCTGGACGATATTGTTTTACAAGAACAACTTTTCCATCTTTTGTTAATGCAAAAACCTGAACAGAATCAGACATGTTAGCATCAACAAAACTTGTTATGTATTTGCCATCTGGTGCTAGATATTTTTTTACTTTTATTTCTTTTCTATATCCAGTTTTTGGATGACGAAGTTTAAATAATTTTTCTGATATCTTTTTCATTTATCACCAAGCTTTACAAGACCAATATCTTGCTTTGGTTTTTGGACCTGGATTATCACAATTATGTCTGGCTCTAAATGATTTTCTACGTTTTGGATTGCTTTTTTTAATTCTCATGTTTGGATCACCAAAATTTACCTTTTTAACATTACCGGTCTTTGGATCTTTAACATAAACTTTAAATTTTTTAACATCCCCTTGCATACGTTTATTAAGAGGAACTGTTCTGCCGTGATATTTGGCTTCATTCAAACCTGCTGTTGCTAATTCTTCAGCCGCAGAATGAAGAGCATTTGTAAACTGTGGCAAAGAAACCAAATCATTCACTATGATTTCTTCTATGGTAGCTACATCGTCAATTCCTTGCAATTTAGAATATGAATCAAAAAGATCTACTATAACATCTTTAATGGTATTTTCTACATTATCCGTAATTGTTTCGGCTACAACTGATTCAATAAATAATTTTAATTTTTCTTTACTCATCATAACTCCAATTTATTCTAAGATAAATACATTATAAAAGATATTTTTTCATATGAAAAATTTTATTTGATTGTAATTAATAAAGTATTGATTTATTAGCAGTAGTAACACAATGGATCCAGATTTAATAAATGCACTTAATAGACTTGTTGTTTCTGTAGATAGAAATACAGCTTCTAGAACTGGGGCTACCGGTGGACCTGGATTTAATCCTACGACAGCTTCACAAGCAGGTAGAGGAGCAGCA